GAAAGCAATATCCGCAATCTATCCCCGGTCGGAGATAGAACAGTGGTACGACTACGGCGGGACGCCCGGTCATTTCCGCGTGATCTGCTCTGTGGACGGAGCGCTCATTCCGGTGAAGCGCCGGGAGGTCCGGCGAAGCGTGAACATCTACAAACGCATGACCGCCCATCTGGACAGCCTTTACCTGCAAGTGCAGGCAGGAATTGAGATAGAGTGCGAGTTTTCCTCGCTGGTCTACCGGGTGCCCTACACAAGTGAGACAATGTATGCCGGCACATGGCCGAGAACAACGACCCATGCGGGCATTGCAGATGGAGAACTTGAAGTGGAAACGGAAGGAAGCGCAAATGCGTTCCGGGTGGAAACGGCGGGCACGATCCCATACCGGACGACCCATGCCGGAATCATGGATGCAGATCTGAACGTGGAAACGGAAAGCACTGCGGCGATGTTGGAAACGCCCTATACCAGCGAAAACCTGCAGGCGGGCACATGGCCGAAGAACACGACCAAGGCGGCGCTGGGCGAAGCCGACATTACGGTGGAAGCGGAGCAGCAGTCTGCCAGGTACAAAGTTGAAACGGCTGGCACTGTCCCAGACAGGACGACGACAGCCGGTATCTACGATACGGATGTGACGGTTGAAACGGAAACGGAGGTGCACAACATGGAAGTAGCGATGGCGGGCACAGAAACCTGTGCCAGCAGCATCCCGGCAGTACTGGATGAACCGGTACTCGACGTGGACGTTGAGGTCACTGTTACCAAGTTCAAGGGCAAGCGCAGCGGCGAAGAGCCGTTTGTGCAGTAATGAAGGGAGGTGAAAAGACTATGGCAATGACAAGTTACGCTCTGGGTCTGTACAAGGACTACACCAAAGTCCGCGTGGCGCTTGGCCGCTATAAGGCGGGCAGCACCTACAAGACGGTGCCCATCGACAGCGTGGAGACTTTGAGGGATGGCCGTCTGGCGTTCTTCATGACGATCCCGCCCGGCGATTCCACCGGCAGCACCGTGACGGAGGTTGCGCTGCTGGACACCAGCAAGCAGGTCATGTACACCAAGACACTGGTGGGCAATGAGCAGGTCGAGTTCGAGGCTGACGATGAAGGCGCACTCCTGCGTGTTGCGCTGAACTTCAACAGCGCGGACAAGACCGCCGACCAGAGGAATGCAAAGGGATAAGGAGGACACCCTATGTACAATTTCAAAAACTGGGTGGACAGAGTGACCCAGTTCGTGAACCGTTTCAAGGAAACGAACAATTCCGACGGTTCCATTACCCATGAGAGAGTGGACGGCGAGGTGCTGAAAACCGGCACCTCCCAGAGCGCCGCAAACTTCAACAACATGGAGGGTGGCATTCTGGAAAACAGCCTGCTGCTGGCCGAGGCTACCCGTGTGCTGAAAGAGCACGGCCTGGATATCGAGGCCATGACCGGAGAGATGCACACCATCTACCTGTACAACAGCGCAAAGTATCCGGCAAACAACAGCAAGAAAACCATCGCCCTGAAGCAGCCCCGCAACAATACCGATTACATCATTGCAACCCGTGTTGTTTCTGCTGTGATGCCCAACGGCGTGGCGATTGACGGCGACCCGGCTGGCACGGCAGGCAACGTCATCATCACGGACAAGCTGCTTAACGGCTTCAAGATCGCTTACACCGGCATTGCAAAGGAAGTGACGCTGGAAGTCGAGATCCAGGGCGGCATGATTCCCGCGCCGGAGTATGAGGACGGAACGGCCCCGACCGGGGGGTAAGGAGCAGACCATGGCAAATGTAATCGTGAAAAGCGATGAACGCATCGCATACGAAGCCCAGGTGGCGGAAAGTTTTGGCTGCCGGGGCAACATCAGCGCAGAACAGCGGGAGCAGGCAGAGATGATCGCTGCAAAGACCCGCGAGATCTGCCGCGATAACCACATGAACGGAGGGTATTAAGTTATGATTCAGGTGATCGAGAAAAACGAAGGCACCAAGCTGAACTATGAAGTGATGGGCACCAAGCTGTTCCTGGGCGATGACGAGATCATGGTGAACCTCGCCAAGTATGAGAAGGACGAGCCTGTGCACATTGACGTTGTGCGCAACTGGGATGGCGCACTGGCCACCTCCATTGGCAAGAGCGATGACCTGTCCTATGCGGCACAGATCGACATTCCCGCCCGCGCTTACACCGAGAAGGTGGAGAAGGTGCCCGCCATGGGCGGCGATGGCGAAGTGGAGCAGACCACGAAGGTGCCTGTGAAGTTCGACATTTCCCGCTGCACGCTGACCCTGTGGTCTATTGACTAAGTGAAAGGAGCAAAGAACTATGACTAATTTTGCTGACTTCAAGGCTGCCATTGAGGGTATCTCTGGCGGCAAGAACACCGTCCTGCTGGACAAGTTCGGCCTGCCGTCTGTGGTGGTGCCCATCAACAAGCTGACCTATAAGGACGTGGGCGTGGGTGATGATACCGTGCTGCCCGCATTCAAGCTGGACGGCGTGGAGAAGCCCTACTTCTGCGTCGGCAAGTATCACGATACGCTGGTGAACGGCGTGCCCTGCAGCCTGCCCATGCAGACCCCGGCGGTCAATGTAAACTTTGATACTGCGGTGAGCCAGAGCCGCAGCAAGGGTGAGGGCTGGACGCTGGCTACCAATGCCATGTACGCAGCTATCCAGCTGTGGTGCCGCGCCAACGGCTTTATGCCCCGCGGCAACAACAACTACGGAGCTGACCATGCGCACGCATGGGAGAAGGGCACCCCGGCCAACTACGACAGCAGCGGCAAAGTGAATCTGACCCTGACCGGCTCTGGTCCTGTGAGCTGGAACCATAACAACGATCTGACCGGCATTGCAGACCTGAACGGCAATGCGTGGGAGTGGGCTACCGGCCTGCGCCTGATGGACGGCGAGATCCAGATCATCCAGCACAATGATGCCGCACTGGCCACGGCAGACCTGTCCGCAGCAAGCAGCCTGTGGAAAGCCATTGCCGCAGACGGCAGCCTTGTGGCACCCGGTTCCTCCGGCACCATCAAGCTGGATTGGCGCAGCAACAAGTGGACCTTTGTCACCGATGCACTGACCGGGCAGAGCGAGGACGGCCACGGCACGAGCTTCAATTCTCTGGCAACCACCCTGTCTGCTGTGCCGCAGATCCTTTACGGCATCGGCGTATACCCGCAGGAGCCGAACGGCGACTATGGCGGTGATGACCTGTATGCCATCAACAAGGGAGAGCGCATCCCGGTTCGGGGCGGCAGCTGGGACTACACTTCCTACGCGGGCGTGTTCGAGCTGAGCCTGTACTTTGTGCGTTCCAACGCCAGCGGCGGCGTTGGGCGGCGTTCCGCTTTTGTGGGTTCCCTCTGATAAGAGGGGCAAACCGCAAACCGACCGACAGTAAACCGATGGGGCGGCGATAGCCGCCCCCTATATTTTGCAGAGCCTGGGAAAATGACATGAACAGTATTGAAAACGAAAAGTTGCAGCAGATGAACACGCCAAACGGAGGCTACCGCCTGAAAGAAGCGGTGAAGGACATGATAAACTACGGAAGCCCCATACTGGTGCAGTTTCCGAGAGTGGAAAAATACGGCCTTGCAAAGCGTATCCGGGAAACGATGTACGATATGCTGCACCTGTGCAACGTGATCCAGAAGAAATACTACAAGCGCGACACCTTGCGTGAGTTCGATACCCTGCTGCTGGATCTGCGGGATTATCTTGACGAGGCGGCGAACCCCAGACTGTACCCGCAGGGTACAGAACCGAAGAAAAAGCGCAAGAAGCGGGCGGACGGTCAAGCACCGGAAGCCCCGCCGCAGCCTGTCACCTGCATCACGATGCACCAATACGCGACATGGAGCAAATATACCGGAGCAATCGGCGGAATGATCGGCAATTACATGAAGTATGTGGAGGGCAAGCAGTCCAAATAGGGCTGCTTGCCTTTTTGCATAACCGGGGCCTGACCATCATTTACGCATCCCGATTCGGGGCGGCAGCTGGAACAACACTTCCAACGCGGGCGTGTTCAAGCTGAACCTGAACAATGTGCGTTCCAACGCCAACGGCAACATTGGGCGGCGTTCCGCTTTTCCCCGCCAGATGAATCACAGCTTGCCTGAAAAGATGGGCTGGATTACGCGGGCAAAAGGGGTCAGGATCTGTCGGCAGCGCCGGGGAGCGCTGCACGAAAAATTTGTATTCGCATCAAGGCAGACAGTATACCGGGGAGAATGGCCGGAATATCCCACCGCCCGGTGAATGGTGGGGAGTGGCCGTATATGCCACGGGTGCGGAAGGCTGTGAATGAAAACATACAAAAACATCTTTGTCCAGGTGGTGGCTTTCGACAACCTGATGCTGGCGCACTACCACGCCAGCAAGGGCAAGAAGCACCGGGATGAAGTGCTGATCTTTGAGCAGCGCAAAGCAGAATACTGCATCATTCTGGGAAACCGTCTGGTTAAGCAGACCTATAAGGTAGGGTCGTACCGGATCTTCTGGATCCGGCGGCCTGTGCTGCGCATGGCTATGGCGCTGCACTACCCTGACCGCGTTGTGCAGTGGGGTATCTACCAAGTTGTATTTCCCATATTCGATAAAGGCTTTATTTCGGACAGCTATGCGTGTCGCAAGGGCAAAGGGGCGCACGCGGCGCTGGATCAACTGCAATACTGGATGCGGCAGGCAGACCGAGGCGGTCCGGCCTATACGCTGAAACTGGACGTTTCAAAGTATTTCTACCGGATAGACCATGAGATACTGCTGAAGATCCTGAACAGGAAGATCGCAGACCCGCGCATGATGTGGCTGTTCCGCGTGATCCTGCACAGTGACCAGACGAAGTTTGGGTTGCCGGAGGGCATGAGCGCGGACGAAGTGCCGCCAGAGTGCCGGTTAGAGGACACCGGCGTTCCAATCGGAAACCTGACCAGCCAGATGTTCGCCAATATCTACCTCGATGTTCTGGACCAGTATGTGAAGCATACGCTGCACATCCACTGGTACATCCGGTACATGGACGACATTATCATCATCGGGCACGACAAGCAGGAACTTGCACACATCCGGGACGAGATCGCCGCATTCCTGCGCAGGGAGCTGAATCTTGCTCTGAACCATAAAACCAGCATCCAGCCATTGAAACAGGGCGTGGAATTTGTGGGCGTGAGGGTGTGGCCGACACACCGCCGCCTGCGTCACACCACGATACGCGGCATCAAGCTGCGGCTTTCGCAGGTGCTGGCACAGTATGAGGCGGGCGAGATCACAGCCGAGAGCGTAGAACGCACCATCGGCAGCTACCGCGGCGTTCTGGGTCATTGCGAGTGCATGGCACTGAAACACAAGCTGAATCAGACATACGGGAAATTCTATATCATCAAAAAAGAAAGAAGTGAGCAGAACAATGGCAATCAAAGCATATTCCTATGCGAAGGACGGGAACAAGGCCCTGAGCAAGAACTTCCACGTCTGGGAGTTTAAGTGCAAAGATGGAAGCGACCCGATCTTTATTGACGATGAGCTTGTGACCCTGCTGCAGAAAATCCGGGATCACTTCGGCAAGGCAGTGAACATCAACAGTGCTTTCCGCACCGCAAGCCACAACGCCAAGCAGAAGAAATCGTCCAAGTACAGCCAGCACCTCTATGGAAAGGCTGCGGATATTTGGATTGAAGGTGTGTCGGTAGACACACTGGCAGCCTATGCGGAAACGCTGCTGGCTGGCAAGGGCGGTATTGGCCGCTACTACACGGATAAGTTTGTTCATGTTGACGTTCGGGAGGTGAAATCCAGATGGGTGATTCGGTAAAGAACGGCATCTGCACGATGGTTGGGCTGGTTGGAAGCCTGATTGCAAGCCAGTTTGGTGGATGGGATGCAGCACTTTCTACGCTGATCCTGTTCATGGCGGTGGACTATATCACAGGCTTGGTTGTGGCCGGCGTTTTCCATGCAAGCCCCAAGAGCAAAAACGGTGCCCTTGAATCCCGTGCTGGATGGAAAGGGCTGTGCCGCAAAGGCGTAACCTTACTGATCGTACTGGTGGCCTGCCATCTTGATACGGTCATGGGATCCAATTTTATCCGGGATGCGACCGTAATCGCGTTCATTGCCAACGAAACACTGTCCATCATCGAAAATGCCGGCCTGATGGGAGTGCCGATCCCCAAGGCACTGACCGGGGCTATCGAAATCCTGAAACAGAAGTCCGAACAGGACAACATGGAGGAATGAATTATGGGTAACTTCAAAATCTCGACCGCAACTATCGTCCGTACTGCTTGCCTGCTGCTGGCTCTTGCCAATCAGGTGCTTTCTGCGATGGGAAAGCCCATCATCCCCATTGAAAGCAGCACCGTGGAGCAGCTTGTGACCGCTGGCATCACCACGGTCACCGCCCTGATCGCATGGTGGAACAACAACAGCTTCACGAAAGAGGCAATTCAGGCGGACAATGTGATGGAGACCCTGAAAAAGCAGGTACATTGACCCGCCACACAGCTGAATAAAGCATAGCACAACTCCCCGCTGGCAGCCCTAATCAGGCAGCTGGCGGGGAGCTTTTTGTTTGTCTGGAAGTTTTGCACAAAGGAACCGTGCAAAGTGTGGAAAGTTTGCACATTGACAACGACGCACCGTATAATTTACGCTTAAAACGAAAAGAAACGCCAAAAACGAAAGGAGGAAAACGGCGTGCGAGTGTTCAAACATTTGACGCTTACGGACAGGATCCGCATTGAAAAGTGGAAAAAGGAGGGAATGAGAACACGGGAGATCGCAGAAAAATTGAGGGTGGACCCGTCCACGGTGTACCGAGAACTGAAAAGGGGAAGCTATGACAGGCTGAACGGTACGACATGGGAACTGATCCCGACATACAGCCCGGACATTGCAGAGCAGAAATACCAAGCACACCTGCGGGAAAAGGGACCGAACCTGAAAATCGGCAAAGACCATGAGCTTGCCGCCTATATTGAGCGAACCATTATAGATAAGGACTGCTCCCCGGCGGCAGTGTATGGTTACGCACGGGAAGAGGGGCGAATGTTCAAAACACATATATCGGTGCCTACGATATACAGCTACATTAAAAAGGGCGTGTTCCTGAACCTGACACAAAAGGCGCTACCCCGGCATGGAGTGCACAAAGGCGATTACAAAAAAGTCAAAACGAAAGGCCCGACCCGTGCGCCGGCCGGTGAGAGCATCGAAAAGCGCCCGGAAGAAGTAAAGACCCGTGAAGAGTTCGGGCACTGGGAAATGGACACGGTATATTCGGGAAAGAGAAAAAGCACGGTTGCGCTGCTGGTGCTGACAGAGCGAAAGACCCGGAACGAAAATATTATATTGGTGCCGAACCGCCGCGCCGAAACAACCGTGCAGGCCATCAATGCGCTGGAAAGGAAGCTGGGTGCAGCCCGATTCAGCGCCATCTATAAGAGCATCACCGTGGACAACGGCACAGAGTTTGCATTGGCGGATCAACTGGAACGGTCCTGCATCACAGGCGGAAAGCGTACAAAGGTGTATTACTGCCATCCGTATTCTTCCTGGGAGCGGGGCAGCAATGAGAACGTAAACGGCATGATCCGCCGCCGGCACCCGAAAGGCACAGACTTCTCTAAGGTAACAGCAGCAGAAATCGCGGCCACGGAGAACTGGATCAACAGCTACCCCAGAAAGATTCTGGGGTATAAGAGCGCGGGCACCGTCTTTAGAGAATGCCTGCGGGAACTTGGACTGACAGCATAAGAACCAGAGAAACCAGAAATCCTTTGGTAAAATTGAACAATACGGAAAGGCTGCAAGCGGGGCAGACTTGGCGGCCTGTTTGCTTTATGCTAAAATCCACAAAAACAGAGCCGAAAATTTGTTGCATTTAATGCTTTACTTTTCAAAAACAAAATTTTTTGCCAAAACCTCTTGCAATTCACGGCGCCTTATGTTAAAATAATCGAGCTGTGAGTGTGCTGCTATAGCTCAGTTGGTAGAGCGCATCCTTGGTAAGGATGAGGTCTCCAGTTCGAATCTGGATAGCAGCTCCACATAGGGGTATAGCTCAGCTGGTAGAGCAGCGGTCTCCAAAACCGCGTGCCGTGAGTTCGAAACTTACTACCCCTGCCATAACGCCTGGAACTCTTTTGGGAGCTCCGGGCGTTTTGTTTTGCAGGAGGGCGCTCGGGGAGCTTTGCCACGCAAGTGAGGGGCATTCCATCCCCCTCCCAACTGCCTGCGGCAGCCGGGCCCCACCCTCCGGACACTTGCTTTGGCAAACTCCCGCTCGTGTCAGCCGGAAGAGAACGACTCTGGAAAAATAATTTGTCTTTTTCTGAAAATACTGCTTGACAACGCACGGCTTCTCCGGTATAATAGTCAACGTTCCCGCGGTCAAAACGCCGCGAACTTGAGCGATCATGGCCCGGTAGCTCAGTTGGTTAGAGCACCAGCCTGTCACGCTGGGGGTCGTCGGTTCGAGCCCGATCCGGGTCGCCATTTGCTGCTATAGCTCAGTTGGTAGAGCGCATCCTTGGTAAGGATGAGGTCTCCAGTTCGAATCTGGATAGCAGCTCCAGAGCAAAACCACCTGAATCCGTTGAGATTTGGGTGGTTTTTTTGTTTTTGCCTTGAAGCAGAGCCCAAAATGGTGTATCATAATGGGTATTAGAAAAAGTGTAACATTCGGGCAGCTATGCCCTGATAAGGGGGAAAGCCACCATGGCAGATAAAAACTTTTTGACGGATATCATCGACGCGGACCTTGCGGAGGGCAAGGTCAAGGAGATCCACACCCGTTTCCCGCCGGAGCCCAACGGCTACCTGCACATCGGCAGCGCCAAGGCCATCTACATCAACTGGTCCATCGCCAACCAGTACGGCGGTAAATTCAACCTCCGCCTGGACGATACCAACCCCGCCCGTGAGGGAGAGGAGTATGTCAACAGCATCATCGAGGATCTGCACTGGCTGGGTGCCGACCCCAACGGCGGCATCTTCTACGGCAGCGACTACTTTGATCAATGCTACGAGTACGCTGAGAAGCTCATCAAAGAGGGCAAGGCCTATGTGGACGACCTGAGCCGGGATGAAATGCGTGAGTACCGCGGTTCCGATGCCGGCAAGCCCTCCCGCCCCTCTCCGTGGCGGGACCGCGCCCCGGAAGAAAACCTGGACCTGTTCCGCCGGATGCGTGCAGGCGAGTTCAAAGAGGGCGAGAAGACCCTGCGTGCCAAGATCGACCTGGCCAGCCCCAACATGAACATGCGTGACCCGGCCATCTACCGCATCAAGTACGCCGAGCATCACCGCCAGGGCAGCAAGTGGTGCATCTACCCGATGTACGATTTCGCCCACCCCATCCAGGACGCCATCGAGGGCATCACCCACAGCATGTGCAGCCTGGAGTTTGAGAACCACCGCCCGCTGTACAACTGGGTCATCGAAAATATTTTTGGCACCGAATTCCCCAAGCAGCGTGAATTTGCCCGCCTGAACATGACCAATACGGTTATGAGCAAGCGCTACCTGCGTGAGCTGGTGGAGATGGGCATTGTGGACGGCTGGGATGACCCCCGGATGCCCACCCTGTGCGGCCTGCGCCGCCGCGGCTACACCGCAAGCTCCATCTTTACGTTCGTGCGGGAGGCCGGTATCTCCAAGTCCGATAACCTCATCGACATGCGCCAGCTGGAGGCCTGCATCCGCAGCGAGCTGGACCTGACCGCTCAGCGCCGCATTGCCGTGCTGGAGCCCGTCAAGCTCATCGTGGACAACTACCCCGCCGACAAGACCGAGTATTTCGATGTGGCCAACAACCCCAACCGTGAGGCCAACGATCCCACCACCCGCAAGGTGGCCTTTACCAAGGAGCTGTGGATCGAGAACGAGGACTTCGCCGAGGTGCCGCCTCCGAAGTTCAAGCGCCTGACCGTGGGCGGTGAGGTCCGCCTGATGGGTGCCTATCTCGTCAAGTGCACCAGCGTGGACAAGAATGCTGACGGCAGCATTGCCGCCATCCACTGCACCGCCGATCTCGAGACGGGCAACGGAAACCCTGCCGATGGCCGCAAGGTCAAGGGCACCATCCACTGGGTGAGCGCGGCGCACTGCGTGGAGGCCGAGGTACGCCTGTACGATAAGCTCTTCACCGAGGCCAACATGAACGCCATCCCCGAGGGCAGCGATTACAAGGACTACCTCAACCCCGAGAGCGTGGTGGCACGCAAGGGCTGCAAGCTGGAAGAGGCTCTGGCCGACGCAAAGCCGGGCGAGAAGTTCCAGTTCGTCCGCACCGGCTTCTTCACCCCGGACAGCAAGAACCCCGGCGTCTACAACCGTGTTGTCACCCTGCGTGACAGCTTCAAGCCTGCCAAGTAAGCAGCGCGGCCGGACGCAAAATTTCTCCAAAGGAGCAATTTCGATACGATGAAAAAGCATATGACCCGGAACGTGATCCTCATGGCGGTCCTGGATGTGGCCCTTGGCATCGTCCTGTCGCTGTATATCGCCAGTACGGGCACTGTTCCCGCAGCCGACAACGCGGATACCTATGCCGATGGTGCCTACAGCGCCTCCGCACAGGGCTACGAAAGCGAAGTGACCGTGATGATCAACATTACGGGCGGCAAAGTGACCAACGTGCAGATCGACGCGGGCGACGAGACACCCGAAGTGGGCGGCAAGGCGGCGGAAAGCCTTGCCCGCAGCCTGCTGGATGCCGGCGGCACGGCAGGTGTGGACACGGTCTCGGGTGCTACCATGACCAGCAACGCGGTGCTGTCCGCTATGGATGCCTGCCTTGCACAGGCCGTGCAGGAATAACGCTTTGATTTGGACTGCTGCACGGCGAGACTGTGCGGCAGTTTTTTGTTGTGAGAGAGTTTTTTATGTTTCTGGATGTTCTGCCTTTCAAAAACGATACGGCCCGCCTCGTCCGCGTGTATGGGGACGAGCCCTGCATCACCCTGCCGGAGGCTCTGCCCGCCCCGGAGGGGGGCACGCTGACCATCACCGAGCTGGGGGATTACTGCTTCTCCGAGAAGCCCCGCGGTCTGCCTGCGCCGGAAGAGCTCTGCCGCTATGCGGTGGAGCCGGACGGCACCGCGCGCCTCCTGCGGGCCTTTGGACGCGATCTGACGGGCGCTTCTCATGCCCGGTATGATCTGGACTTCGGGGACGGAGACGCCTCTACTGCCGCCCGGAGCGGGGAAGAAGCTCTCCATCCCCTTTGCGGCAGCTTTCTGGAGGAACTGGTCCTGCCCGGGAGCCTGCGGGTCATCGGGAGCTGTGCTTTTTACAACTGTCGCCGCCTGCGCCGCCTTTCGGCCGGGGCGGGGGAGCTGACCATGGGCAGCGATGTCTTCCTCAACTGCTTTGCACTGGAAACGCTGGTCATCCGGGCCCGGCCGGAGCAGGCCACCGGCCTGTTTGCGCTGGTGGCCTGCATTACCGAGGCGGTGCAGGCGCTATTCTGGCCAGAGGGAGAGGCCCGGCCCCTCGCGGGCCTGTGGTACCCCGCCTACTGGGAAGACATTGAGGAGACTCCCGCGCACATTCTGCTCCACACGTTTTCGGGGCAGGGGTACCATTACAGACAGTGCTTTTTGGATGGGAAATTCCTCCCGGTCGAATACGACGCCATCTTCCCGCAGGGGCACGACGCGGATGACGCCAACATTATGGCCATGCTCTGCTTTGACCGTCTGCGCTGGCCCTGGAGCCTGAGCAGTGCCGCTGCCGAGCATTACCGGGCTTTTCTGGCGGCCAACACGGGCCGGGTGCTTGCCCGGCTGCTGAAAGCGCAGGACATGGACGGCCTGCGGGCCCTGCTGGCGCTGGATGTGTTTGATAAAGACGCCTTTGCCGCGGGTGCGGCGTTGGCGGCCAAGGCCGACAACGCTTCTGCTGCCGCTCTGCTGGCCGAGGCCGAGCACAAAAAGTTTGCGGCCCGGCCCAACAAAAAGAGGTACGATTTTGATTTCTGAAAAGGAAAAATTCTTCGACCCGCGCAAGCCGTTCGAGTCCAAACGGCCCGAGACCCATGAGGAGTGGCAGGCGCGGATGGGCGGCGAGGTGCTGGCCGTGGTGCGCAGCGGGCTGTATCTGGACTTCCGATTTCTGGATATGGCCCTCTCGGCCCTGAGCCCAACCCCGGACGAGCGGTGCGGGGTGCTGGCCACCGATGGCCGCATCCTCTGCTACCAGCCCAGCGCCCTGCTGCGGCTGTACAAGGAAAACCCGAAATACCTCAACCGCCTGTACTTACACACGGTGTTCCACTGCATCTTCCGCCACCTGTGGACCAAAGGGCGGCGGGACAAGCGCCTGTGGCACCTGGCCTGTGACATCGCGGTGGAAAATGTCATCGACGGGCTGGGCCGCAAAAGCGTCCAGCGCCCGTTGAGCTATGTCCGTCAGCACGCCTATGAGGAGATTAAAGCCGAGCAGAAAGTGGTGGCGGCAGCACCTACCTACCGCTGGCTGCTGGGCCAGACGCCTGGCGTGCTCCGCCAGCTGGAGCGGGAGTTCTACACCGACGACCACCGCCTCTGGCCAAAGGACGCCCCGGAGCAGCCCCAGCAGATGCCCACGCCCCTGCCCCAGAAGACCTGGCAGAAGATCGGGGAGCGGATGCAGACCGAGCTGGAGCTGCGGGATAAAGAGGCGGGCGAGGGGGCCGACGCGCTCAAGGAGCAGGTCAAGGCCGCCAACCGCAGCCGCCGCAGCTACAAAGATTTCCTGCGCCGGTTCTGCATCACCCGGGAGGAAGTGCACCTTGACCCGGATGAATTTGATCTGAACTTTTATACCTACGGCCTTTCGGTCTACGGCAACATGCCTCTCATTGAGCCGCTGGAGACCCGGGAAAGTAAGAAAATCGAGGAGCTGGCCCTCGTCATTGACACCAGCTATTCCACCTCCGGCGAGCTGGTGCGGGCGTTCCTGGCCGAGACCTACACCCTGCTGAAAGGGCGGGAAAATTTCTTCCACCGGATGAACCTGCACCTGATCCAGGCGGACAACACCGTCCAGCAGGACCTGCTCATCCGCAATGAAGACGAGCTCATCCATGCCATGAACCATTTCCAGCTGCGGGGCGGCGGCGGAACGGATTTCCGCCCGGCGTTTGAGTATGTTGATCGTCTGTGTGCCGAAAAGCAGTTCACCAATCTGCGGGGCCTGCTCTACTTTACGGACGGAATGGGCACCTACCCGGCCCGCCGCCCGCCGTATGAAGCCGCGTTCCTCTTTCTGGGGGAGCGGTTCGACGATGCCAATGTGCCGCCCTGGGCCATGAAAGTGGTGCTGGACGAGGAAGAGTTTGCGGGCCCGGCGGCCCGGTCGGCTTCGGCGCTGGCCGAGGCCATGAGCGAGGAGGACGACCTCTACCGCGACCTCAATAATTCGTGAATCACAATGCGTGAGGAGTTTGCTATGAACATCAAACGTGCCAAAGAAGAAATTGAGCATACCGTCAAGGCATACCTGGCCAAGGATGCTCTGGGCGAGTACGCCATTCCGGCCATCCGCCAGCGGCCCATCCTGCTGATGGGCCCTCCGGGCATTGGCAAAACGCAGGTCATGGAGCAGGTGGCCCGGGAGTGCGGTGTGGCACTGGTGGCCTACACCATCACCCACCACACCCGCCAGAGCGCCGTGGGCCTGCCCTTTATCCGCCAGCGCCATTATGGCGACAAGGATGTCTCGGTGACGGAATACACCATGAGCGAGATCATCGCCAGCGTGTACGCCAAGATGGAGGCCACCGGCCTTTCTGAGGGCATCCTCTTCATTGATGAGATCAACTGTGTGTCCGAGACGCTGGCCCCCACCATGCTGCAGTTCTTGCAGTGCAAGACTTTTGGCAACCAGGCGGTGCCGGCAGGCTGGGTCATCGTGGCGGCAGGCAACCCGCCGGAGTACAACAAATCCGTCCGGGATTTCGATATCGTCACCCTGGACCGTGTCCGCCGGATGGACATCCAGCCCGACCTCTCGGTCTGGAAAGATTACGCCCGCGGGGCCCGCATCCACAGCGCCATCCTGAGCTATCTGGAGCTGCACCCGCAGAACTTCTACCAGATCAACGCCGATGTGGACGGCACCCAGTTTGTCACCGCCCGCGGCTGGGAGGACCTCTCCAACCTGCTGGACACCTACGAGACGCTGGGCCTGAAAGCAGACGAAGACCTCATCCGGGAGTACATCCAGCACCAGAAGATCGCCGAGGACTTCTCGGCCTACCTGGACCTCTACTACAAGTACCGCGACGATTACGGTGTGGAAGACATTCTGGCCGGGCAGGTCAAGCCTGCTGTCTACGCGCGGCTCCTCAACGCACCCTTTGATGAGCGTTTGAGCCTGGTCAGCCTGATCCTGGCGGGCCTTGATACCCGCTTTACGGCCTCCCGCCAGCAGGACGCCGTGGCCGATGCCTGCTATGCGTTCCTACGGCAGGCCAAGCAGGGCTTTGCCACGGTGCCGGAGGATATTCCGGACGGCCCGGCGGTCTATTTCAGCCAGATGGTGGCCGATTACGACGCCGAGACCCAGAAGCAGCGGGCCGCCGGCCTGCTGAGCCGGGACGCGCTGAACACCCGCCTGCGGGTGTATGCCGTTCTCCGTGCCTGGGAGGCGGAGCTCCGCCGTGCCAAGGCCGTGAGCACGCAGCCCGCGTTTGACCTGCTCCGCACCCAGTTCCAGAGCCTTGCCGAGGAGCGGGAGAATGCCCAGAACACAGCTTCCGCCACGCTGGAAGCCGCCTTTGATTTCATGGAGCAGGCCTTTGCCGAGAGCCAGGAGATGGTGGTGTTCGTCACCGAGCTGACCCTCTCGCCCGCAGCCCATGCGTTCATTACCGAGAACGGCTGTGAGAGGTACTTCCAGTACAACAAGGACCTGCTGCTGGACCACCGCAAAGCGGCCCTCCAGCAGGAGCTGGCGGCGGAAGAGCGGCGCCACGGCGGCATCTGAGCCGTTTCAAGCTGTGCTACGCTGCGCAAACGCGAACTTGTCGGGGCGAGGCCCCTCCATCTTGCTGCGCAAGACCGTTCTGTCGCTTAAAAGCCCCACTGGGGCTTTCATTGCTCCGCTGTGCTGCGCAAACGCGAACTTTTGAGAACACGCTGATTTCGGCAGCTTGCAAGAAAAAGAAA